CTATAAGCCGAGTATGCTCTAATCAGTAATCGCACACACGGCGGACTTACGCTTCACAGAGGATTCAGGTGCAATAAACTCGCCGCGCTTCGCCTTCTCAACATCTCGCCAAAACTCATCAAGTAAGGGAATAATCGACTGGAACCATGCCGTATCACGATATACAGGATGAATCCATGACTTCTCTAGAAACCACGGAATACGCTCAAGAACATGCCACGGCGCCTCAGGCTGTGGATTCCACTTTGTATCTCCAATCGGCCCATATGCATATTTTGTATCAAGTGTATCATGGTTTTGTAGAAGATAAATCAGCCCTTCCGTTGCATTCAATGGTGCCTCTTCCATTGGCCCGCGTGCTGTTGCAGATTTGAAAGTGAATTCGCAATATTGACAGACGGGTACTTCGGCAACTTCCATCTGGAGCTGCATCTGATACCAGTAATTGGGCGGGACGCCACCACCCACAACTCGTGATGAAGGACACTTGATCTCCACCAGGTTTCCCAGTAGAGCCTGATGCTTCGTATCCGTTGCAGTAATAAGCCCATCAGGTGATGCAGCAAGCGAAGAAATTGTCGGATGTCTTAGACGACCAAGGTCAACAATAGTGGCACCCCACAGCTCTTCGAGAATCTGCTTTGCCACTGGCTCAAACCGCGTGCCCCAGTCAAAGGGAGTCATTTCAGCCGTCATGCACGACTTCTTTGGTGCGGGTGCTGGCGTTAGTGTTTGCACATCACGAGGCACTTTACAGAGAACAAGTTGACCCCGAGCTCTCGGTGAACCAAAGAGATTGTAGAGTTCACTTGCTGTCAAGAGCTCGGCTGTTTCACGATACCACTCATCTGAACGCTGCACACTCTGCGGCTTTGCCTGCAATTCACGAATCCGCGCCAACCTATCAAATTCTACCTTAACAAGAGCATTTGAAAGACACTTATATCCAATTTTAAAACAATCAAAGACTTCATATGTCTGCTCTGTAAATGTAGCACTCACTTCACTCTCCTTCATAAGTGCTGCAAGTTCTCGCTCCATAGTGGTCCACCATGTATCTCCAAGGGTGGGATGCAATGGAGGAGGTTGAACCTCTTCGATTGCATTCAGAAACTGTCCTGTACATTCAAACATGGTCGCATACTGATCCATCGTTTGAGTGTAATTCTCGTTAAAATTTATAGGCTGGCTATGCTTAGACCGTCGCCTCCTCCTTTGTCTCTGTGGCCTTTCTACGAAACGTCACTGCATTTCGCTTTTCAAGAACCTGGAACATCACTTTTCCATCGGCTCCGCGATGCATCACAAGACCCTTAATCTCCTTAATCTTTTGCTCATCCATGTCATAAATAACGGCATTCTTGCTATTCAAGAGTTTCTTTTCATTTGCCTTCATAATCTGCGCATCCAGTGCAGTCTTTTCAGGACCAGTTAGTGTCAGGCGCACTGCCTCCTCATCGACAAACTTTCGTAGACGATTGAGACGAAGGCCACGTTCCAGACGATGCCAGGGGCGCTTATAGGCATCGTCTGCTTCCTGGTTCAAAAAATTCACGAATGTATTCGTGCTCGCATGTAGATTTGCGGCAAAGGTCGAGCCACTCAAATCCGTAGCGCCTGAGCGCTTTTGAGTTTTTGAGCGATTCGAATTCATTCTACTTATATTATGCGTCTCGCCTTAAGGCACACACCGTTTTTGAATGGTCGCAAGTGGTTCCACGAAGACTTCATCAATACAGTCATTCCACTGATTTACACTTGAAGGAGTTTCACCTTGACCAGCCTTTAATAAATAAAAAGTTCGCCAGCATTCTTCCGTACCTTTTTGCTGAGTGCGCGTCACCTCCTCAAAACTGTAAAAGTTTTTAAGGTCCATCGCATTAAGGTCAACTTCTACATAGAGAATCTTTCCCTCGCGCCACTTTGATTTCACGGCGAACCCGTTTTCAGCCAGCCACTGGTCAGGCTCATCCGTTTCACAAATCTGTTTTCCACGATTATCTAGAAAAAGTGCAATCGGTACAAGTGACCATTTGATGAGGCTCGGTAGTTGTGATTTCGTATAAAAGGGGACAACAAACATCTACTTGTAGTAGTAAAGGGTTCTTAAGATGGAGTCAATTGAACTTACCCCAGCTCAACTGCGTATGCCAATAATACCCCTACCACAAATGAGTCTCCGAAGTCGCCGTGAAGTCAGTGCACTTGACCAGATTAACAGTCTTCATGTAGAGCAATGGCAGACAGATGGACCGCAGCTTCAAAATGACCGACCTGATATAAGCAATGCCGAAATTAAAGAGCAAAATAAATGGCTGAACAAATCACTTGCTGAGAATTTGGGTGCGGCAAATGGAAAGAATGCAGCCGCACAAAGTGCCATGGCATATCGCTATTCGCTTGGACTTGGTGGTGTTGATCAAGACTTGAAAATGGCACAGATGTGGAAAGATAAGGCAACTGAAGGAGGATTTGCCGTGCACAGGCGTGGTGCTTATACATTTATGGATATGAATCCTATTAATACGAGAACAACCGACCGAAATTATCTACAGAACCAGCAATATGTTGCGGGCAATGGGGGAAGCAGCGGGGGATCTGATCAACTCGGCCAAAATCCGTATTTTGATCGGTTTGATGTTGTAACTGACCCGTTTAATGTGGCGCGTGAACTTCGTGCCACTGTATATGAAGAGAAAGTTGATAGAGGACTTCTGGAATCAAAGCGGCTTCTGAATCGCACCTACACCACTCGATACGTGGAACCAGACTATGCTGCCAAAAATTCACTTGATACTCTCAACTCCTATGAAGATCTCCGACCTCGTCTCAATACGATGGACAAGGTGTATCGAAAGTATAATGATTAATCGAACCGCAGCTCAATCGCCATAAGATGCTTCTGCATCTGTTTGGCAGCCGGCGGCTCCTTTTCCATTTGCCGGCGACGAGTCGACCGCGCAGATGAAGTGGTCGATATAGTGGCTGTTGTCGCCGTAGTAATGGTTGAATCTGTAGAGTTGGCCGTTGAATTACGCACCTTATTCTGCTCCTTCATCGCCTTATTCATGTCAGCCTCAATGGTCGGAGCATGAAGGCTCAAGTAAGTCAGAACATTCTTCTCAATGGCCCAACGGAAGAAGTTCAGTTTCCCAACCGTTGTTAAGAAGGGCTCCTCACCAGGAATCTGAAACAGGATTCGTTCCCGACGACAGAAGGGGTCAAAGAGTTTCTTGGAATATGCCTTGAGCTGCGACTTGTAGTTCGTATAGACGAGAAACTCCTGGCCATCCAGAATATAGACCGTGTTGTGACGCTTGGAATAGTTGGTCACAAACCAGTCTACAAGCCGTAGAGAGAGATCTGAGGTGCCCTTTAGCATAGGTAGAACCTCCTTCATATCGGTGCGACCGGTATAGAACTTTTGTAGGCTATTGACAATAAGTTCCTGCTTGCAGTGAATCTTCTTCTTACGAGTACCAGATTCCCCCGAATCAGTACGAAAGACGGGCGGTGACGGAAGGGGCTGTAGGATCTCCATGTGCTACTTGGCTACGCGCTGATATTTCTTAAGCCGGTGAATTTCTGGTGAACTAGGAGAGGGATGGGAGATCCAAATCATAGTTTATTAGGAGACGCCCTACAAAGTGCAGGGCATCAAAATGTTCCTATTACACCTATGATGGGAGGCGGCATGATAGGTGGAGGTCCTGAGGATAGTCTATTGGCCCAGCCGGCTACGCCAGCACTGATTGAGCCTGTTCGTGGTGGCGGACAGGTCGGTGGTGCAAATATACCAACCTTTACACTAAAAGCACTGAAACAGGTACAGATTGTTGCTGAAGAGCCTACACTCTTAACTGTAGATTTACTGAATGCGTATAGGGAGAAACGAAAGGGAATCTGGGGCACACCACCTTCAAATTATGAAGAATCTCGTACGAAACTTTTTCATTATGAAATTAAGACAAAAGAACCGGTGAAAATTTTTTATATTTATTCCTGGGACAATTTTCTGCGATTTGTAAAAACAATTGCAAATGATAAAATTAAGAAAAAGAATTTTATCTATATCTTTTTTTCTAAACTTGACAATATTACACTTTTTAGTTTAATTTTTAAAAAATATATACGGCTTGTCACTGAAACGCCTGCAGAAGTGTTTTTTCTCTATGACCGCACAGGCCCTAAAAATCAGATTGTCTGGGATTCAAAACATCGCGAAGATAGAGCTGAAAAGAAATTTCTCTTTCTTGAACCGACATCGATTTCCATTCCATATATAAAAGAGGGAAAGGAATATAGGCTTCTTTTATCAGCTACAGGAGTCCCTTCTGCCGAAGTTCCAAAGGACTATATTGGCCTAACACCACGCGATACAGGCAGTGACCTTTTAAAATTCGAAGAGAAGGACGGTGAATACAAACCGAAATCACTCTTCAAACTAACTCCTGATAAATTCTACGCAGTGGATACTCCTAAAACGGCTGTAAATGCAAAAGAGTATTTACGACGTAAGTATCTATTGTTTACATTTGAAGATACGGAAGTGGAAGAGGAGGAGGAAGAAGAGGAACCTGTTACTACAGTGCCTCCTGCAGTAGCGGTGGAGCCTCCTGAGGCTGTTACGCCTGTTGCACCTCCTGAACCTGCGGCCGTGCCACCTCCTCTCAAGCCTGACCCCTATGTGCTAAAACTTAAGGGTACGGTGGCGGTTCGCATTGGAGTGCATGTGTTTGAACTACGCAAACCGACACTTGCTGTTCAGAAGGAATGGGACGAGGGAACTTTTTCAGAATCTGAAAAGGACTTTTTCGCTGACATTGGAATTACAGAAAAGTTTATTGAATCGGCAAAAGGGGCTTCTCCGCTGTCTGAACTTCAAACTCGTAAGGAGAGTCTCTTGAAGAAGCGTAGTGAAGTCTTAACTCGTTTAGTCATGAATCGGTGTTTTAAAGAACAAAATCTACTGTTGGCTCATGAGTGTGAGCCTGTACGAGAATTCTTACAGGAACTCTATGAACTTATACAGATTGACCGTGCAAATCTCTTTAGAAAGACATTTGCTGGAATTGCACCGGCCATTGTAAATCTTCAAAAACAGAAGATTGGACAAGTTATCTTTACACGAAAGGATATTCTAAGTCTTTTGGATGGTCTGGTGCCTATATCAAAGAAGCCGAAGGGTTCAGACATGTTTGATATACAGTTTCTTCGTACAGTGGGTAATTTAATGGGACCTGGTGCTGGTCCTCCTCCTGCTGGCCCTGCTCTTCCTGCTGCAGACACTGGGCTTTCTGGTGCTGACGAAGTTAACAATAACAATAATGCTCCTCCTGCTCCTCCTGCTGGCCCTGTGGGTCCTACAGCACCTCGAGGATTAACAGCAATTACTCGCCCAGGTGTAGGAAATTTACCGGGTGAATTGGATCTTCTTGGTCTCTCAGGTCTATATTCTATATAAGACGAATCCTAGCAGCCTGCCGTGACACAATATCCATTGAGAAAAGCACAAATAATCCAGACATCACAAACAGTAAAATCTCCGTCTGAGTATTCTCGCCCCGTCGTGATTCTAAATCATCGAGACGAGCAAACAGTAAATCCAGTTTCTTTGATACATTCTCATCAATTGTCACAGTGCCCTTCGGCATCTGTCCTCCAGGAGGAGGCAGTTCATCGTAGAAGGCCGTATTCGCACCTGATTTGGTCATCGGCTTCCAGAAATCGCTTACAGATGGTGTCGGAGCAAGTGCGCTCGCCTTGGCAACACCACCACCCTGTTTGAAGGCGCTGTTCAGATCAGAATAGGATGGATCTTGTCCAATAACATTTGTAAAGGGCGGCGGAGGCATAGTCAGATTCTGATTCTCGAATCCTTCATCGCTGTACTTTGTTCCAAAGTACTTTGGAGCTTCCGTAGACGATCCGACAAGTTGTGTATTCTTTGGAATCTTAGGAAATGTATTCCTGGCAACTTGGCCGGCATCATCAGGTTGCCGTTCACTTGTTAAATCATACGGAACATCGCCTGTAAACGGTTCAGCATGA